AGTGTCGCCCGCACGTCAGGAATCACTTGCCAAGGATGGCCCGCAGATGAAACGGCACCTCGACAGAATCATCCACTCGCTCGTCATGATCCGCCTCGGGCAGGAACTTGGCACAGACTCTGAGCTTGCTCAGACGCTCGCCAGCTGCATCGACGTTCTTGCGGCAACTCTCTCACGGCTTTTAGCCTGACGAACTAACGATAAGCAACAGCCCATATAGCGATAACGCTAGTGACTGATGAACGCAGTTTCCAGTCCCCAAACGACGAACTGGAATCCCTGACCACTAGATTGACTTACCTGAACGCCCGTATATGTTTGCCCCACACACGAAGGAGATGACCCACATGGCACACGAAAACGAATACCTCGGAGCAGTCGCCGGCATGCAGGACACATACGGCAAGCGACAGCACGAGCACGCCGTTGGCGACTTCGTCAGCGGCTTGACCGCTGGGCGACGCTGGAGCGGCGAGATTGAGTGGTTCAGTGACAACGGCAAGACGATGGTCGTCAACGTCGATCACTCGTGGGTCACGGTCCCCGTCGCAGACATCACGCACTGACACAAGGTCGCTTGCCTGTCCGCTGAGCGCTCGGCGGTGCAATAGCCGCAAGGCACAGGCAAGCCACCCCGCACACAGGCAGTTGAGCAAGGAACAACGCAATGAATGGCAATCGCGCAGACGGTGACCGGGTGGCACACCCTCTATTCCAAGAGGGAGGGGGCGGTTCGACTCCGACCTCTGCGCTTGATTTGATTTTTTCAACTTGCGGACGGGATCTGTTTGCCAAGCTCAATCTCGCGTGGCACTCACGTCTTCCGCTGATCGGAGCGAGTCATGGCCGCGTTTACTACATCGCAGAGCACGGCTGCACTGCCTACGCGGTTGCGATGTGGTCAAACCCAGTGGCAAGGCTTTTGCCTCAACGTGAATGGCTTGAGTTGCGACGGCTGGCTGTTGCCTTTGACGCGCCGAGAAACACTGCGAGCCGCATGCTCGGCTGGATGGCGAGAGACATCAAGCGACGGTTTCCAGATGTCGTGCGGTTGATCTCTTACCAAGACTGCGAAGTACACACAGGCGGCATCTACAAGGCCGCAGGATGGATGCAGGCGGAAGGGTATGTGTCGCGTGCTCGTGGATGGGCCAAAGGCGACGGCGGCGGAAGAGATCGCATCGGGAGAACCAACTAAGCCGTAGCGCCTCGGATGAGGTGGGAAAAGGCACTGGTCTAGATCGAACAAGGAAACGCTTGCCAGCAGGACGCAGACGAGCGGAAAGGAGCCGGTGGAACCGGAGCAGCAGGGACGCACTTGACCACCCGGTGAGCATGACGCAGAGCCGGGATTTTCACAGGAACGGAAACGAAAGGACACGGCAGATGAGCACGGAAATCAGCACACACAGAGCCAGCACAGGGCTGGCGCTTCAATCATTCGATGACGCTTTCCGCTTCGCCAAGATGGTGGCGGCTTCGGAGTTCGCCCCAAAGGATTTCAAGTCAAAGCCCGAGAGCTGCATGTTGGCGATCCAGCACGGCAGCGAGGTCGGGCTCTCGCCGATGCAGTCGCTTCAGAGCATCGCCGTCATTAACGGCAGGCCGACAATTTGGGGCGACGCCGCCCTTGCCTTGGTGCAGTCCTCTCCTGTCTGCGAGTACGTGAAGGAATACACCGAGGGGCAGGGCGACAACCTCACGGCTGTCTGCGAGGCGAAGCGTCGAGGCTACCCAGCACCTACCGTCAGCCGGTTTTCGATGGCAGACGCCAAGCGTGCCGGGCTGGCTGGCAAGAGCGGCCCGTGGAGCCAGTACCCCGAAAGGATGCTGGCACTGCGTGCTCGTGGCTTTGCCCTGCGTAACGCCTTCGCAGACGCTCTGCGGGGCTTGATCACCGCCGAGGAGGCACAGGACTACCCGCAGCCTGCCGTGACGTCTGAGCCGGTCGTTGTGCGTCCCAAGTTCGATGACGAACCCCGCCCGGCAAAGATCGTTCTGTCTCCGAAGGTCAAGCAGGAGCCGCAGCGGACTAGAGCCGAGAACGGACGCCTGGCTATCAGCGCCGCAAAGACTATTGAGGCTTGCGAGTCGCTGCGTTCCAAGTTGGACACCTACCACGACGCCAGCGAGATCACAGACGAAGAGTTCTCGGAACTCACGAAGCTGCTGATGGGCAAGGTCGAGATTCTTATTGGAAGCGAAGAGGTGACCGCATGACCAACTTGTACAAGTCGAGCGTGTCCGACCACGGCTTCACTCGCGAAGGCTTGGGCTACTTCGTCCAGCACGGCGAGCCGCTGACCGTTGGCGGCGACCCGATGGTCAAGCTAGCCGGCGGCGTGCTGGTTCCTGCAAAAGGCTGGCATGCAGAGTTTGGCGACGCCGTGCGTGAGGCGGCACAGCGGATTGAGGCACTCGGGCACCGGCTGCTCGCCCAGGCGGACAAGCTGCGAGTTGAGGCGGCAACATCAGCGAAGCCGGAGGTGACGACATGAGCAAAGCACCAATCCCGACCACAAAGAGTCCCTACTGGATCGAGCACGCTCGTCTCCGTCGCATCCGCGAGGCGAACGACATCCTTGCGGAGCAGCAGGAAGAAGAGGACAGGCTCAACCTCGTGCCGCTGGAGCCGTGCCGCATCCCGACTGAGTGCAGGAGCGACATCGTGATTGCTCCCGGCAATCAGCACGCCCAGGCGGCAACCAAGGAAGGACGTGAGGACGAGTACATCGACAGGATGCGCAGCAAATTTGGCGGCGAGTGGTAATAGCGACCGGCACGCCATTGCCGTAGCGGCTACGCATCGGAGCCGCGTTGGTCGCCCAGCGGATGGGTGGCGAGTAACTGCCGCAGCTGCGGCCTGACTTTCTCCTCGGGTAACGCAGCCGGATGCCGCACGACACGCGGCCAATACACAACAGGAAAGGATTCCCAGTGCAGATTTATCTTGACGACACGATTGACTCATACCGCAAGTTCCTCCGCATCAAGTCGCTTCCGCGATACGAGATTCACGGCAGGATGGCGTGGTTCCCTGACGAGTACGCAGGAGACATCGGCGTTAAGGCGAAGAAGGCAAAGACGTCAGCCTACGAGCCACGGCCCGGCCTATTCGACTATCAACGCGACATCGTCCGTACGGCAGTTGAGAAGAAGCGATACGCCATCTTCGCTGACTGCGGGCTCGGCAAGACGCTGATGCTGTTAGAGTTCGCTCGCCACGTCCGCGAATCGTGCCCGAAAAAGCCGGTGCTGATTGTGTCGCCGCTGATGGTGGTGGCACAGACAATTGCCGAGGCTCAGAAGTTCTACGGCGACACGCTGCCCATCGAGCAGGTAGCCGCCAAGGATCTCGCTAAGTGGATGAAGAAGTCAGGCGGGCGTCTCGGCATCACGAACTACGACGCACTGCGTGACGACACGCCAGACGGCAACCTCGGCGGGCTCATCCTCGACGAGTCGTCGATGCTCAAGAGCCACTACGGCAAATGGGGCCAGGTGTGCCTACGCATCGGGGCCGGCGTGGAATGGAAGCTGGCACTGACTGGTACGCCGGCACCGAATGACCGCATCGAGTACGCGAATCACGCCGTGTTTCTGGACGCCTTCCCCAACGTCAATTCGTTTCTCGCGAAGTTCTTCATCAATCGCGGGCAGACGATGGAACGTTGGGAACTCAAGCCGCACGCACTTAGGCCGTTCTACAAGGCACTGTCTCACTGGTGCATCTTTCTGACTGACCCGAGCACCTACGGCTGGGCCGACAACGTCCACAACATCCCGCCTATTCACGTCCACATTGACGACGTGCGGCTTTCTGCCGAGCAGGACAAAGCAGTTCAAGCGATCACCGGGCAGCTGTTTGTCACGCAACTCGGCGGCATTACCACCAGGGCGAAGCTCTCGCGTATGGCGAAGTGCGAAAGCAGCATCAAGCCACAGTACATCGTTGACATCGTGCGAGAGTGGCCGACTGAAAGCACCATCATCTGGTGCCGGTACAACGACGAGCAGGACATGCTGGCCGCCATGATGCCGGATGCTGCGAGCATTGACGGCAAGACGCCACAGGACGAACGACAGCGGATCGTTGACGAGTTCAAGGCTGGACGAATCAAGGTGCTCATCACGAAGCCCAAGATCCTCGGCTTCGGACTCAATCTGCAAATCTGCACGCGGCAGGTATTCAGCGGATTGCAGGACTCCTACGAGGAGTATTACCAGGCTGTGAAGCGTTCCAACCGCGTTGGCTCAACTCGCCCGCTAAACGTCCACATCCCAGTGACCGACATCGAACGCCCGATGGTTGAGAACGTGCTGCGTAAGGCACGTCGCGTCGAGGCCGACACCCGAGAGCAGGAGGAAATGTTTCATGAATCTTCTACCAACTGACCAGAAATACGCCGTTCATCATGGCGACTGTATCCCGCACATGCTGGAAGAAATGCCGCCGCAGTCGGTGGACTTCTCAGTGTTCTCGCCGCCGTTCCCGAGCCTGTTCTCGTACACCTCGAAGGCCGAGGACATCGGCAACAGCGAGAACATGAAGGGCGAAGCCAAGATCCACCTGTCCTACTTCTTTCGCGGGCTGGCTCGCGTGCTGAAGCCGGGCAGGGCTGTCGTGGTACACGTCATGCAGATCCCGAGGCTCAAGCGTTCCGGCGAAGTTGGCCTGCACGATTACCGTGGACTCAACATACGCCTCGGCGAGCGTGCCGGGCTCGTCTACGAATACGACTGGGTAGTGCGGAAGAATCCGCAGGCACAGGCAATCCGCACTCGCAGCCGTGAGTTGCAGTTCGCTGGCCTAGAGAGCGACAGGGCGAAGCAGCGTGGATGCCTGCCCGACTACCTCATCAAGTTTCGTGCGCCCGGCGAGAACGAAGTAGCCATCGACTCCGAAGGCGACGTCTCACGCAACGAGTGGATTGACTGGGCCGAATGCTGCTGGAGCGACATACGCGAGACGAACACGCTCAACGTCAAAGAGGCACGCAGCGAAGAGGACACGAAGCACATCTGC